CCAGCCGCCACGCTGCGAAGAACACAGCGAACACCGACACGCTGGCCCGAGCCGCACACCCCGCACCCGGTACGGCGCCCAATGGGACCGCCTCTCCAAGCAGCTACGCAAAGACCAGCCCTGGTGCAGCCGATGCGGCTCCGACCAGGACCTGACCGTCGATCACATCATCCCCGGCAGCGTCGAAGGCGGCCTCATGGTGCTGTGCCGGCCCTGCAACTCCCGAAAGTCCGGCCAGGACCGAAAGTTCCGAAACGCCGTCGACAGGCTCTAACCCGTTTTTTGAGGGGGCCTAGCCAGACCCACAGCCCCCTGAAGCTTCCCGTATTTCGCCGAGAAATGCTGAGGTGGGGGGTGATTCTCCCGTGACTGCGGGAAGGCCGCCGAAGCCGCTGGAAGTAAAGCGGAAAAACGGGAATCCGGGGAAGCACGCGCTACCGGCTGTGGTCGAGGTGTCGTTCGTCCCGGATCGCCCGCCGAAGCCGCCGTCGAATCTGAAGCAGTCCGGGAAGCGGACCTGGAAGCAGCTGTGGGAGAACGGCCGGCTGTGGCTCGGCAAGTCTGACGAGGCAGCGGTGCGTCTCGCATGCGAGCAGGCCGACGAGGTGACCGCTTTGCGTGGTGCGGCGTCCCGGCTGAAAGACCCGATGAAGCGGCTTCAATACATCTACGCGACGCAGGCCGCTGAGAAGCTGCTGATGTCGTCGTTGTCGAACCTCGGGTTTACCCCGACTGCCAGGGCGCGCCTCGGCCTGGTCGTCGCGCAGGCTGCCGAAACGGAATCGAGGCTGACCCGGTTCGCGCATCGTGCCGGCTAAGACTGTCACGACGCTCGGGCCGCTCGTCGGAGATTTCACCGAGGAGTTCGTCCGGCACACCCGCGGCGAGTTGGCCGGCCAGCTTGTCGAGCTGCGGCCGTTCCAGCGCGCCATCCTCGACGGCCTGTTTGAGCTGAACGACGCCGGCCTGTGGAAGCACCGCCAGGGCCTCGTCATCCTTCCCCGCAAGTCCGGGAAATCGCTGCTGCTGTCCGGGGTGGCTACCTGGGCGCTGTTCGCCTCCAACGAACCAGGCGCAGAAATCTTCACGGTGGCGGCGTCCAAAGATCAGGCCCGCATCGTGTTCCAGAACATCAAAGACACCGTCGAGGCCGACCCGGACCTGTCCGACGTAGCGGAGGTCTACAAAGACGCGATAGCGGTCCCGTCGACCGGCGCGGTGTGCCGCGTCCTGTCCTCCGATGGGAGCCTCGCCCACGGCCTGTCCCCGGTCGTCAGCATCGTCGACGAGACATGGTGCCACCCGACCGCCGAGCTGTACGAGGCGCTCCTGTCCGGTTCCGGGGCGCGCCGCCAATCGCTGCTGGTACACATCACGACAGCCGGCGTCGGCGAGCGAACCCCGCTGGCTAATCTGGTGGAGTACGACCGCAGGGTGCAGGCCGGCGAAGTCGACGACGACACCTGGTGGTCATGGTGGAAACCACCACCGCCGGACGCCGACTACCGCGAGCCGGCCACATGGGCGGTCGCCCACCCGGCATACGGCGACTGGGTAACCGAGGAATACCTGACGTCGCAGCTGAAGCAGCTCCCCGCACCGGAGTTTCGACGCCTGCACCTGGCTTCGTGGATCACGAACCGCGACGTTTGGCTGGAACCGCACCAGCTGGACCTCATCCAGACTTGTGATCCGTTGACGGCCGACGACCACCCGGTCCTCGCCGTAGACGGCTCCTGGAGCAGCGACGCGTCGGCGGTGGTCGCTGCCACGGCAGACGGGCGCGTCGAGCTGCTGCACATCCAGGAAAAGCCGATAGACGGCCCCGAGAACTATCGGGTGAACGTGAACGACCTCCTGGCGGCCGTCGTCGAACACGCCGAACGGCTCAGCACCCGCGCAGTCATGTACGACCGCTACCTGATCGGCCCCGCCATGCAAGGGCTAGGCGACGAACAGGGCCTCCCGGTCGTGGAGTTCCCGCAGAACGCCCGCCGTATGGTGCCGGCCACAAAGCGGTTCGCCGACGCGATCCTGGAAGGCGACCTGAAGATCGTCAATAACGAGAACGCCCCACACCTCATGCGCCACATCGAAAACTGCCGGCTGAAAACCGACCGGCTCGGCTCCCGCATCGTGAAAGACCACACCGGAAGTAGCCGTAAAATCGACGCCGCGGTCTGCGCCGTTATGGCCCTCGACTCGGCTAACGAGATTGAAATTGTCATCCCACCTACTCCGAGGATCTACTAATGGCATTGTTTGGTAGAAAACGGCTCCAGACCCGCGACCCGGACCCGTTCCCACCGTGGAACCCGCCGATCTGGAATCAGAACCTGGCCGGCGTTTCAGTCACCGACTCGACCGCGTTGGGCATTGTCACCCTGTGGCGATGTGTCGACCTCATAAGTTCAACGATCGGTTCGCTGTCGGTCCACGCGTTCCGCGACGGCGAACGGATCGACACGCCGCAGATCCTGATGCAACCCAACCCGACCGAAAACAGGATCGACACCTATTCGGCGCTCATAACGTCCGCGCTGCTGCGCGGCAACGCCTACGCCCTCATGGGCGATTTCGACCGTTTTGGGCATCCCCGCCAGCTCGTCGTTCTCGACCCGGACGCCGTCCAGGTCGAAGTCAGCCCCGACACGGGTTCCATAACGTACAAGGTCGGCCAGGAGGCGTACACACGGTTTGAGATGATGCACATGCGCGGTTTCATGCGCCCCGGCCATGTCGTAGGCAGCGGCGTCCTGGACTCGCACCGCCATGCTCTCGGCCTGGCGATAGCGGAACACGAATGGACCGAGCGCATCTTCAGCGAGGGGTCGATCCCGTCGGGTGTCATCACTACCGATGTTGACCTGTCGCCGGAAGCGGCCACCGAGCTGAAGAAAGCGTGGGTCCAATCGCATGGCGGCCGGGATCGCACCCCGGCGGTCCTGTCCGGCGGCCTCGCCTACAAACCCATCCAGCTGTCGAACAGCGACCTGGAGCTGTTAGAGGCCCGCAAGTGGTCCGCTACGCAGATCGCCGCCCTGTTCGGCGTCCCCGCTCACCTAGCCGGCGCGCCGTCCAGCGACAGCCTCACCTACTCGACGGTCGCCGAGGATTCGCGGGCGTTCGTCCGGTTCGGGCTGCGCCCCTGGGTTCACCGCCTGGAGGCGGCCCTGTCCAACGCGCTGCCGCGCGGCCAGTCGGCGTCGATCAGCGTGGCCGATTTCATGCAACCCGACATGCTGACCCGCTACCAGGCGGCACAAATCGCCATCGAGGCCGGCTTCAAGACCGTCGAGATGGTGCAAAACGAGGAAGGGATCGAAGCATGACCGACATCATCGAGCGACAACTGATCGCCGACAGTATCGAAGTCCGCGAATCGGCCGAGGGGCGCCGCGTGTGCGGCGTCGCCGCCCCGTTCAACTCGGAGTTCGATGCAGGCGATTACGTCGAGCGGTTCGCCCCTGGCGCGTTCGCTAAGAGCATCCAGGAGCGCGGTGACCGTATTCCGCTGCTGGAGGCGCATCGCCGCGACGCGATGCCCCTCGGCAGGGCGACCCGGCTGGAGGAAACCACGCAGGGCTTGTACGCGGAGTTCCTGATGAGCAACACGGGCCGCGGAAACGAAGCGTTACAACTGGCCCGCGACGGCGTCATGCACAGCTTCTCGGTCGGGTTCGTTCCGGTGCGGGACACCCGGCGCGAAACCGGCGACGGCCGCCCGCTCGTCCAACGCGACGAAGTCAAGCTCCACCATGTCGGCCTGATCAGCGAGGTGCCGGCCTACGACGACGCCCGCGTACTCGCCGTCAGGCAGGAGTTCGACCCGGACGACGAAACGTCAGCGCCGAAACTCGCCGTCTGGCGCGCCCGCCTACTCACCCTCTAACCATCCTTCCCACTGTCGCACCCGTATGCGATAATCCCCGTACTGCGCCGCTCCTGCGCCGCCGGTCGTGCCGGCACCTGGGAACACCCGGTACACGACCCACGACCCACCAG